TCACTCATACGTTGAAGCCTCAACAACCATGACGAAGCACATGGTGTGCAGCATTAGTTCCCACAGAGACGCGTGTGCAACTTCGTCATCGTCGGAAGCGTTGGCCGGCGTGATTGGCCAGGGGGCATACCAGACAAAATATCCGTTCTCGTCGGGTGGGCCGTCTATCTCAGTAACGATGATGCATTCGCCTGAATCGGACTGCCATATCGATAGTTGTAGCGGTGGCGGTGGGTACATGGTCCGGGCTCCAGAATGATCGACCGTAACGCAGAGTGGGCAAACTCCATGGTCGCTGATCTGCCGCGCCGATGGGCTATGCGCATTCTATCGACGTGGGAGGGGCGGAGATCACGCTTCGATCGACGGAAATCGACCGGGGAAGGCACGGCCCAGCGCATCGCCAACGAGGAATTGCGCGCGAACGTAGAGCGACTTTTGCCGTTCGCGGTCAATGACGATCTCACGCTCGACGCCGACGACGGCGCCGTGGTCGACGCGGCGTGGAAGGGTGCCGAACGATGCCGCGTGCGCCTGCTCGAACTGGCGGACATGCAGCAGCACGGCCGCGATGCATTGCGCGCGGCCGGCGTGTCGGCCGACGAAGCGGAGGCGGTCGAGGCATGCGAGGCGAGGTGTGAACTCGCGCGTTTGTGTATGACTCGCGGCATCGAGCCGGCCGCCGCGCGATACGACGACACGCCGGCCGTGCGCCGCATGATTGCGCCCAGGTGGTGGACCGGACAAATGCGTAAGGCGCAGGCTAAGGCGCTTGAGTCCGCGGCGATTGAGTTAGGCATCGTCAACCGGTCAAAAGACTGCTATGTGTCGAACGAATCGCTTGCCGCGCGACGTGCGCAGAACGAGCGCAACGCGGCGACGCTTGAGGCGACCATCGCGCGCAACGTCGAGACAGAGCAGGAATTCACGCTGGCGGAACTCGCGGCCAAGGGTCCGGCCAACCGCGCCATCAAGCGCGCGGAACTCATGACGCGCATTAACGGCTTTGAGCGTATCGCCATCGCGCATGCGCATGCCGGGCTGTTCCTCACGATCACCTGTCCGTCGAAGATGCACAGCCATCGCATCATCGGTGGCCGCGCCGCACGTAACCCGAAATACGACGGGACCAAACCGAACGATGCACAGAAATATCTCTCTGGTGTGTGGGCTCGCATCCGCGCGGCTCTGGCTCGGATGGGCATTGCGCTATATGGCTTTCGCATCGCGGAGCCGCAGCACGACGGCACGCCCCACTGGCATTTGCTGGTGTTCTACCCGCCGGCCAACGATTCGAAGATCCGCACCACTATCCGCCGATACGCGCTCCAGATGGACGGCGATGAAGCGGGCGCGCAAGAGAAGCGGTGCGACTTCAAGACCATGGACCCGTCGATAGGAACGGCGGCGGCCTATATCGCCAAATACGTGGCGAAGAACATCGACGGGCACAAACTTGAGAAAGATCTTATCGGTAACGACGCGCTTGAGACTTCGGCGCGCGTCGAGGCGTGGGCAACCCGCTGGCGCATCCGGCAATTTCAGCAGGTGGGCGGGCCGCCCGTCACGGTGTGGCGTGAATTACGCCGTGTGGAAAGCGTTCCGTCTGATGCGCCGGGTTTCGTACAGATGGCATATCGCGCAGTCAACAAGGTTGCGGTTATTGAAGGCCGGGACCACGCTTCGGTGGCATGGGATCACTACGTGCAGGCGCAAGGCGGGGTCTTTTGCGGCCGTAACTACCGGCTCCGGCTTGCGACGGTTGCAAGCGACGCGCGCACGGCGTACGGCGAACCGGCCGCGGCTAGACCGGTAGGCGTGGAGTACTTCGAAGTGGCAAAGCGCTTCGACGCGATCGGAAACTGGGTGGACGTGCTACCGCGCACCGTGACGGTCGAATCAAAGCGCTTTACGTGGGAAATTTTGCGGCCGGCCGCAAGCGCACGGGCAGGCCACGCGGCTCGCCCGGTGGTCGGCCTGGATTTGGGTTTGGGTTTCAAGCGCGAGCATCGCGCGCCTTGGACCTGTGTAAATAACTGTACGGATTCGGCGCTCGATCACGCCGAACCGTTTGAGGCAGACTATCCGAACGAACGTGAAACGTTTGGAATGTATGAGAGAACAGCCTGGGGCGGCTCTCTAAGCACGGATTGGAGGCCGAAGTGATGCACATGAAAATTGATTGTCCTTGCTGCGGCGGTGAAATTGACGCTCGCCATACCGAAGGTTTGTCCACGACGCTGCGGCGCATGTACTTCGTCTGCGAAGACTGCGGCTATCGCACGCCAGCGGGCTTCGAAATCCTGTTTTCGCTGTCGGCGTCATCCCGACCGCGCGAAGGCGTGGCACTAGAAGTGCGGCCATCGCCCATGTTGCGCGGCGCGGTGAATGCGCGCACGACGATGAATCGGGAAAAACGGCCTTGAGATTCACAATTGCTTGCCCGCATTGCGGCGCTCGCGGTATCGCGCGAGCGATGGAAAAGAAATCAGAAACCGATTGGGAAATTGACTTTCAATGCGATGACGTGACATGCGGTCACACATATCGGACGAAGCTCGAAATGTTCCCGCCCGAACTGCCAATACCAAAACGCCAAAGGCGAAGTAACAGCGAATTGCAGTTTGATCTTTAACTAGCTCGGGGGAGCGATGAATCACAGCGGCAAGACTATGCCAATGAAGGCACTACCGGCGCTACTCGCGCTCGCAGCAACGGCGACCGCTACGTGTTTGGCGATACTCGCCGGCTGGCAGCGCGGTGGCTTGCTCGCAGAGCGCGTGCTTTTGACCTGCATCGGCGTCGTGCTGGTTGTTGCAGCTCACCTGCTTCCTGCTTTGTGCCGTCCGCATGGCAGGCGAATTCGGGCACTCGGCGTAGCGCTGTGGATCGGCTGCATGGTGGCAACTTGCTACGGCCACGCGGTTTTCTTCGTCATGGCACAGAAGCACGCAGGTGAAGCCCGCGCAGCGGTCGTCCCGGTAGCAGTTGCGCCCGGTCGCAATCCAGCAGAGATCGCCGGTGATCGTGCTAGCGTCGTGGCACGACTGGCCCGCGCGGCCGAGCGGAAATGCGGCGACCGGTGCGCAGCCGTGCGCATTGAGCGCGCGACGTTGTCGGCCCGGCTCGATGCGCTCGACGTCGAATCAGGTGAGGCAAAGCGTCACGAATTGATGGTAGATCGGGCAGAGGCCAAGCGCGCTGCGGCGAAAGCTGATCCGCTTGCCGGGTTATTGACCGCGTTCGGTGTGGCCGCCAACCGCGTGGATTTGGTCATCGGTTTGGCGTTCGCCGCGGTGCTTGAGGGTGTCGCGTGCTTTTGCTGGCTCCTCGCGCTACGGCCTACCGACGTATCCACAAAGGCATCCGCGCCCGCGCTGGAAGCGAGTCGCATATTAAGAGTCACGCCAGTAACGCCCGGCAGTCAGGCGGTCGCGCCCGGTCGTAACGATTCAACCGGAGCGAAGGAAACGGGCAACTTACCGGCAGTCGTGCGGGCGGCTGACGTGACTCGCGTGCTGATCGCGATCCGCGAAGGACAGTTACGCGGCACGGTCACCGAAATACGGAAGCACCTTGGATGCTCGCAAGCGAAGGCAGCGGCAGTCAGAAGGCAAATCGTCCTAGCGGAAAACAGAGAGCTGTAACCAACATCACATGACCGGCGCCAACAAGCGCGGAAGAAAAAGGTGACTGCAGAGTCTAGAATGATCGCCAACTGACTTTTCCAGTACCCTTGCAACTGGCCGGAGTCCCACTAACCGGCGCCGCCGACCAGCGGATACACTTGACTGCGACTCGCGGCGAGTTCAACAGGAGCAACGAGTGTCACAAAAGAAGCCTGGAACGCTGGCTGATGAATTGGAAATGCGGCTCCTGAAAGCATTGGAGCCTCACGCGGATACGATTTCACGCGGTCTTGCCCTGATTGACGAATTTCGAGGGCGAGTCGTTGCTGCTGCAGAAGTCGTTGTCAGCCGAATAGATGGCCCGCTGGCTGTATTGAGCAATGTCGATTGGGTTGACGTAAAACGGCGGCTAGATGAACTTCCTGCGAAGTCAAAAAAGGCCATGATCTTGGCCTCGTCAAAAGGATGGTTTTTCGGCTGGAACGATTCTTTGGAAGACCTTTTTTCACTTGTTGAAAAACTTGAAATCGTCGATATCAATGAAATTGACGATATTCTCGCAAATTACCACCGGGAAAATCTTGAATCTGGCGCCAAGAATTTAATCGCAAGGCATCCCAAAAGGGCCGCAGCCATATCGGCAGCAGTTCATGCGCATAAGGCACTGGGGCAAAGCGGGTATTTTCTCTCGATACCTGTATTTATTGCTCAAGCAGATGGACTGCTAAGTGAAATAAGTAGATTAAAGTCTCCGATGAGCGCAAAAGGCCTGAAGGATCTGCGAGCTAAAATTGAGAGAGATCCGGAATCGTCCGATCTCTTGTATCCGCTGCTGATCTTGGATCAACTAGATTTTTTAAAAAGTGAGGCCAGTCGCGATTTGTGGTCTGAGGCTGCAGGGCAGGCTTTCAGCGCGCTTAATCGGCACCAGGTTATACATGGCGAATCCTGGGATTACGGTTCTGAGATTAACAGCCTGAAGGCATTTTCATTTCTCGTTTTTGTTGGCCTACACCTTCCTTTGATTCTTGAAGATCAGCATCCTACAGGAATCTTATAATTAAATCGACTTTCGTGGGAGATTAATCATCGACGCTCTTGACAAGGCTTTGTCGTTCTACGCCGAACATTACGAGGTGCTTGGCTCCTGGCAATTGGAGTCCGGGATAAAACTCCCAATCCTAGGTGATCCCGTTATTCGGGTGTGTCGTTTCTGCGGAAAACGGCCACCGGAGGTCACATTTAGAAAGATCGCGCACGCCATTCCGCAGTCCTTGGGTAATGACAGTCTTTTCTCCGCTTACGAGTGTGATGATTGCAACGAAAAATTTGGCAAAGGCATAGAGAATGACTTTGGTAAATGGTCGATGCCAATGCGAACCTTTGCTCGGATCAGTGGAAAAAAAGGCATCCCAACCCTAAAGAATGAATCGGCAGGATGGCGTATTGAGTACGAAGACGAGAAGAATGGCTTCATGGTGAATCATCGTGAAGGCGACCCGGTGTTTTCTGTAAATGAAAAAGAAAAGACAATTACAATTCAAGTTGAGCGCGAACCTTATACGCCAATTGCTGTTTTGAAGGCTTTTGTAAAAATGGGTCTATCCGTAATGCCGGAAGTTGAAATGCCGAATTTTTCAGAAGCTGTTGAGTGGATCGGGCAGGCTGAGCATCAGGACAGTTTTATATCAGAACTCTCCGTGATTTATACAATTGCGCCAGGCTCTCTCCCGAGCGATAAAATTACACTTCTGATGCTTCGGCGGCGTCCTGAATACATCGGAGTTCCATACGCCTATTTTGTCCTAATTTACGGCAATGAAATGTTTCAGGTGATGCTGCCCTCGCGCGAGCGTGACCAAGCGCTCGACAGCAAACTGCTTTCGCTAAATCCCTTTCCACACCCAACGGTCCGGTTCGGGGCGCCCAGGTTTCGCCTGCTAGACCTGACCGGCCGGGACATAGTCCGCGGAGAAGCCGTTGCGCTAACGATGGCGTTTTCTGATCGTGTGGCGGTCGATCCAAAGAAATAATTTGGCCGATCCAGCAACCGCAAGGACCTGACCTGCGCGCATCACATCGCATCATTCGGCCAGCCATGAGATCACCCCGAAGCCCTCACAGATTGGCGCTGCGGCGGCCGGGGGTATGGTGCATCAAAACCAGCCACCCAAGGGGAGGGCAGGCGGGGAGGGGGACTGCGATTTTGAAGCCTGGGACCACCCACGGGCCGCAAGGTCACGCGGCCGTATTGCAGCCCGGACCGCCAACATAGCGCTGTAGGCGGGGAAAGCGGGCCTCCCCTTTCGTGGTCACGCCTTCGCCCCCGATTTCGTCTTGACCGCCTGTGGGCTGCCTGCCAGCTGAACTCGAAAGCCCTTCCGGGGTACCGGCTGCTCGTGTCGTGGTATTTTTACGATCGCTACGGTTACCCGTCAGAGCACGAGAATGCATACGCAGTGGCATCAGCGCTTGACGCTGTTGCTGAACGGACCTTTAACCTGTCGAACGAACAGGTCACTTATGCGACAGCCGCACAATAAGAAGGGGAAGAAATGTTTGGTTTCTTTAAGAAGAAGACCGCAGGGAAAAGCAGTTCCCCGGAAGCGGATACCGAAGGCAAGGCTGCTGCCGCAGCCCAGCCCGAGAGTGCAGTTCAGGACCAGTATGTTGCGGATCAACCCATCACCAGCAAAGCTGAAGATCGCTTCAACCGGGCATTTTTCGCCACGCGGATAGCCGAGACCATCGCTACCAGGGTGGATCCGTCAAGCATCGTTCTTGGCATTTTCGGTCCATGGGGCGACGGTAAGACCTCCGTGCTTGAAATGATGCAGGAGGCTCTTAGGCCTTATCCGAATGCCATCGTGGTTCGCTTCAACCCTTGGCACTTCCAGAGCGAGGACCTACTTCTTCGAGGTTTCTTTGCGACACTTGCCGACGCGATGGGAAAGTCTCTCCCCAACATGAAGGAAAGAGCTGGTGACCTACTAAAAAAGTACGGGAGCGTGCTTTCCCTCGCGTCTATAACAGTCGCCGGCGTGGTCCAGGTGGCGCCAGGTAATGCAGCCAAAGGTGTCGGCGAGGCAATGTCAAATGTTGGATTGGACGAGCTTCGGAGGCGAATTGAGGGAATGCTGGACGAATCGAACAGACGCCTCGTTATTCTGATTGACGATATTGATCGCTTGGATCGCGAAGAAACTCACACCATTTTCAAACTTGTCAAACTATCTGCCAGCTTTAGGCATACCTCGTACGTTCTTGCTTTTGATGACGTTGTTGTCTCTGCTGCACTCTCTGAGCGGTACGGGGCGGGCGGTTTGCCCGATGGTCGCGCCTTCCTTGAAAAGATCATCCAGGTACCACTACACCTGCCACCAGCAGACGAGAATAGCTTGCGGCAGCTTGCCCTAGAGGGCGTACAGAATGCCCTGAATCAAGCTGGCATCGAATTGACGCAGGCCCAAATCGACGCATTCGTTAGACACTTTGACGACGCACTTCTACCTCGCTTGGAAACACCGCGCCGCGCTAAGTTGCTCTCAAATGCATTAATGTTCGCGCTGCCGATCCTCAAAGGCGAGGTCAATCCGGTTGATCTTATGCTCATTGAGGGGATACGAGTCATGTATCCGCAGCTCTACACCGGCATAAGGGAGAATCGGTCGCTTTTCCTTCGTGGCGAGCGCGATGAGCGCCGCAACGCTCGTCAAGGGGACGGCAGTCGAATCGACCGCCTTATAGAGCACGCAACTCCAGACATAACCACCGAAGAGCGGGAAACATTAAAATCGAGGCTTCTCGAACCATTGTTTCCACGCATCGGTAACACGATCTATGATGGGGAATGGGACGAGATTTGGGGAGCGGACCAGAAGGTCTCTTCAAACGAGTATTTCAAGCGCTACTTCACGTATAGCGTGCCAGTTGGAGATGTGCCGGATGCGCAAGTAGCGGCCCTTTGCGAGGCAGCTCCAACTGCTTCCGATACGGAGAAACGAGCATTGCTGGAAGCCTTTGCCACGCGGCAAGGCCTGCCGCGTGTGATTTCAAGGCTTCGTCAACGAGAGGAGTTTCTATCGCAAGTTCAAGCCTCTGCCTTGATTACCGCCTTTGCATCGAATGGGGACCTCCTTCCCCGTGAGCGCGGCATGATGGTTTTGGCTGACACCCGAGCTAAAGCGGCGATGCTTATTGCAGGTCTGTTGCGACGAGTACCCGCAGGGCAGCCACGACAGGCAGAGGCCGAACGAGTTATTCAAAGCGCAATGCCACTTGGTTTTGCGAGGGAGTGCATACGCTGGATCCGCCACTACGAAGGGAGATCTCCGGAAAAGAGAGTTCTGGCCGACGAGGGCGAAGCGCCGCTACGTGCGATTCTCACCGCTCGCATTGAGGAGGCCGATGCCGTGTCACCCCTATTCGTTGCGCATCCGAAAGACGCCCCCTCTCTGTACTGGTCTTGGGTCGACGGAACGTCGGCGGCTCACGTTGGACAGAAACTGGAGGCACTCTTTGATGCTGCTCCTGATCAGCTAGACGCCTTTTTAGGTGTTTACGTAGGAGAGGCTTGGGTCATGGCGAGCGGACTTCCAAGGCCTGCCGACTTTGGGAGGGACGAATACAACTCGGTGTCCCATTTCATTCCAGCAGAATACGTGGCCACGAATTTGCGGCTTCGGTACGGCGCGGAGCTTGATACTCCTCAGTTCCATCCGTCCGACACCATGGCGCAGCCCCGCCGGGTCGCGCACCAGTTCATGGCTGTCCATCGGCATGTATTGGAGGAACAACACGCTGTCGCGCATCCTGCAGCAGAAGGAGAACCTACCGATGACGACGACTAAGTTGTGGCCTGGTCGCATTGATGTTTGTCCTCGCCAGTCGTGTGGGATTAGGTTCGAAGCGAACACTCGGAAATACGCCAGCCCATCGCGAGCGGCGAAAGCCGCTTAAGCTGCTGTGGCCGCCCGCCTAATGCTATAGGGATTGAACCGTACGACCTCGTCCCCGACCCACTCATTTAGCTGCGTAAATCGGCGCTGTAGCGGTTCGATTTCATTCGCACCGAATACCTCGGCCGCCGTGTCTGCGGCCCCAAACCCACCCGTATTGCTCGGCACCACGCCGATAAGCTGCGGCGGGACACGATGCGCGGCGAGCAGGTCGTCGCGCGTCACGTTCTTGATGTTGAAAAACTCGTCTTTTGCCGTGACCTCGGACACCGGGATGAGCTGAATCCCTTCCTTTTTTCCGTTCGGCGCGTACATGAACAGGTTACGGAAATTCCCCGGTCCCTTGCTGTTTTTCAGCGCCTCGCGCAACGCGTCTACGTCTTCCTGCTTCTGCGCTGCATCCGTCATGTAGAGGATAAAACCGGCGTGCGATCCGTTCTCGTAGTAGCGACGACGAAACAGCGTCGCGGACTCGTTCAACCATGCCGCGTGTAGTGCGCCGAGGTATTCAGGCAGGCCATACACTTCCTGATTGATATCCGGTTCCATCAGGTTAAAAATCACGCCCGGTTCGAATTCGTACCTTTCCTGTATGCCGTTGACCTGAAAGAAGCGCTGCAGATCGGTCGCACGTCGCATGTATTTAGCCGGCGCCCGCTTGAGCGCGAGCGTGCCGCCTAGCCGGTTCCTTTGCCTCTCGATCGGCCCATTGCCAAACACTAGGAAATCAAGCGCCCATTTGTCGAATTCCTGGCGCGTGAGCAACTTGTGAGGGATGAACGTGGACGACAGCACATTGCGCTTGAAGTAAATCGCGGAGCTGTGATGCACGCCGGCCCGAAATGACTTCGCGAGGCCGGCAAACGACACCGGCGGCTCGAACCATTCGCCGGCCGACCAGCTCTCGACGTAATCAAGAATCTCGGCGCGGTCCATAACGGGCATGGCGTCGCCAAACGTGAAGGCCTCGGCCTGTGGTGGCGTTGCGATCGGCGCCGGGGGTGTTGCGGCGTATCGGTTTTGTTTGCGCTTGCTCAATTTGAAAACTCCATAAAGCCTGTGTTGTTGGCGGTAATGCCCTCTAGCGGTTCATTGCCGAGCGCGTGCAGGCAAGCCCATGCAAGATCGGCGTGCCCGGTTTCCTCGCTGCGGCTCGCTTCATAGGTGACGTGCTTTCCGCTCGCGGTCATGGTTTTGCGGATAGCCATGAAGGATTGCGCCAGGTCCGTCCATCCAGCATCGAACTCGAGTCGGCCCTTTCCGATCACCGACAGGCCTTTAAGAACCAGCCGCCCCTTGACCTCTGGCGAGTAGTTGAGCGCGACAACGTTCGGGTAGAACTGGCGAACGAGCTGGTACACGCCCTGGCCGATGCCGGTCGTGTCGATCGCCATGTATTCGACGTTGAAATCCTGCGTGATGCGCCTGATCGCATCGGCCTGGGCTTCGAAGTCCATCCCGCGCCATTGCTCCTTCTGCAGCACGCGAAACTTGCCACCGGGCACCGCCGGCGGCGCCACCACGATCAAGCCGGCCGAGTCGCCGGATAGCGCTGGGTCATAGCCGACCCAGACAGGCCGGTATGCGAAAGGGCGGGGCGCCAGGGGCTTGAAGTCTTCCCACAGCTCCCATGAATCGACCATGCAGCGCTGCAAGTCGGCGAGCGGGAAAATCGATGCCGTGTCATCAATGAAATGACACATCAACAGGTTGAGATATTCCTCGGGGCTGTATTCAAGCCCCAGCTCGGCAAGGTCGAACAGGTTGCAACCGCCGGCAACCGCGTCTTCGACCGTCACGATCTGGCGCCACTGCCGATCCTCGCAAAGCCGGCCGCGTGCGAGTGCCTTGTGCGTTACGTCAAGGTGTAGATGATCAGCCTTGGCGCGGCCGCGGTTGAAATGGTCGCCAGTCCAGAAGGAATAGGCCTCATGCTGCATGCTCGATGGCGTGGAGAAATAGGTTTTTCTCCACTTGCTATGCATCGCCATGCCCGATGCAACCTTGTTCAGCTTGCGAAAGCCGCCGACCCAGAAATACTCATCGAAATAGAAGTTGCCGTGATAGCTCTGTGCCGTGCGCGCGTTCGTGCCGAGAAAGTAGAGCATTGCCTCGTTCGGCAACAGGATCGGCTCACCGGACAAATCAACGTCCGCAGCCTCGCGCGCAAACTGACACATGTACTGCCGGAACACATGCGCCTGTGCCTTGCTGGCCGATAGAAAGATCTGATTCCGGCCTGTCTCGATAGCGTCAACCAGCGCCTCGCGGGCGAAATACCACGTCGCACCGATCTGCCGCGATTTCAGGATATTGCGCGTGCGCTGATCGCGCTGGCGATACCAGACCTTCTGATAGTCGAACAGCGAATCCCGGAACGCCTCGACGATCCTGTCGCGCTGTTCGTCGCTGAATTCATTGCGTGCTGCCTTGGCTTTTCGCGGCGCCGTGTTGCGCGCCTCGATCGCGGGGTTTAGATCGCTCTCCCTGCCTGTTTCGCCGTACTTGTGGACACGTGCCATGCGCTCAACCTGCCGCATGAGCAAATCGACCTCCTTGAAGTCGCGACCGTCCTTTTCCGGCTTGGCAATCAGTACCGCAAGCCGCGTCTCTAACGACGACTCGATGCGCTCGATCGGCGTCGCCTTATCCCATTCGTCGCGCTGTTTCCATGCCTCGACTGTCGCGCGCTTGATCTCAAGATGACGCGCGATCGACGTGACCCGCCAACCCTGCCAGTAGAGCGCGCGGGCTATACGGCGGGGGTCGGCATTCGATTCAAGGACAGGGGGAATTTCAGCGGCTTCTAGCATGGCCCCAAGTTTCTCGCGACGCGCACGCGCGAGCATCTCCGGGCGTCTGTACCCATATCGGGAACATGTGCCAACCGTTGAGCCGCAGCACGCACGAACGCAAGATATGGACTCACGCTTAACCAACCTTTTAAACCTGCTGGAGACCTAACACATGCAACCTCGCAAGCTGTCGCTCATGTCTTTCGCTGCTGCGGCGATCGCGTTCGCTTTCACGATGGACGCGCACGCGGCGACGCTCGCCGTGAGTAGCGTTCTCAATCATTCCGATTTCATCGGCGGCCACCTCGGCGCCGGCGCGCTTGCTATCGGCTCGGTCGCCGCGGCTGGCGCCGGCGAGTCGGTCAAGCATGCGGCAACGAAGTTTTTCCGCATCGCTGTCGAAGGCGCGACAAGTGACGGCCGAAGCATCGATCGCGCATCGCTGGTACAGATGGCGAAGAACTACAACCCGGACGTGTACGGCGCACGGCTGAACCTCGAACACTATCGCGGCATCATTCCTGACAGCCCGTTCAAGGCATACGGCGATGTGATCGCACTGGAAACCCGCGATGAAACCGGCCCGCTCGCTGGAAAGCTCGGCCTGTATGCCCAGATCGCCCCGACGACCGACCTCGTCGCACTGACGAAAGCCAAGCAGAAGATCTACACGTCGTGCGAAATCGATCCGTCATTCGCCGACACGAATCAGGCCTACCTGGTCGGCCTCGCCGTGACCGACAGCCCGGCAAGCCTTGGCACGCAGATTCTGTCTTTCGCAGCTCAGAACCCGGCGACCTCGCCGTTCGCGAGTCGCAAGCTGTCGCCGACAAACCTTTTCACCGCGGCCGAACTGGCGACGATTGAGCTGGATGAAACAGCCCCTGCGCTGAGCATGGGCGTGCTGTTCTCCCGTGTCGCCGAACTTCTCGGCAAGTCAAAAAAGAAAGACGCGAGCGACGAAACGCGATTCGCCGACGTTGGGCAGGCGGTCGAAGCGCTCGCCGCGCACGGCAAGGAACAGGCCGAAGCCGTTGCCAGCCTTACGCAAACCGTCGCGGAGCTGACCAGGCTGCGCGAGACCGATCGCCAGGCATTCGACGAACTGCACACGCAGCTTTCGACAACCCGCAACACGCCGACGCGGCCGCCGGCGACCGGCGCCCCCGCTGCTGTTGTCACCGACTGCTAACCCGCATTCGTCCCCAACCGACCCCGGAGAATCCTTAAATGCGCAATGAAACCCGGATTGCTTTCAATAAGTATGTGGAAGCGATCGCACAACTGAACGGCGTGCAGGATGCCACGCTGAAATTTGCTGTCTCGCCAAGCGTTCAGCAAAAGCTCGAGACCCGTATTCAAGAGTCGAGTGATTTTCTGAAACGCGTCAACATGATCGGCGTGACGGAACAGCAAGGCGAAAAGCTCGGCCTTGGTATTGGCTCGCCGATCGCCGGTACGACCGACACGACGAAACAGGATCGTGAGACGACTGACGTTAGCGACCTCGACGCGAAAGGGTACATCTGCACGCAGACGAACTTTGACTCGCACATCACGTATGCCAAGCTCGACGCGTGGGCGAAGTTCGCCGACTTTCAGGCCAAATTGCGTGATGCGATCGTGAAGCGCCAGGCGCTCGACCGCATCGCGATCGGCTTCAATGGCACCTCGCGCGCGGCAACGTCCGACCGCACGAAAAATCCGCTTCTACAGGACGTGAACAAGGGCTGGTTGCAGAAGTATCGCGACGAAGCTGCAGCGCGCGTTCTGCACGAAGGCAAGGCGGCCGGCAAGGTGCAGGTAGGCAAGGGCGGCGATTACGAAAACCTCGACGCGCTGGTTTTCGACATTCTCGCGAGCATGGTCGATCCGTGGCACCAGGACGATACCGGCCTGTTTGTCTTTTGCGGCCGTGGCCTCATGCACGACAAGTATTTCCCGATCATCAACACGACCCAGGCACCGACTGAAACCCTCGCGGCTGACGTGATCGTGAGTCAGAAACGCATTGGCGGCCTGCCGGCGGTTAGCGTGCCTTTCTTCCCGGCCAATGCGCTGCTGATTACGCGTTTCGACAATCTGTCGATCTATACGCAGGACGGCGGCCGCCGGCGCAACATCGTCGATAACTCGAAGCGTGACCGGATCGAGAACTACGAATCGAGCAACGATGCGTATGTCGTCGAAGATTTCGGCTGCGGGGCGATGGCTGAAAACATCGAGCTTCTGCCGAAGGCTGCATGATGAAAAGCCCCGCCCAATGCCATTACGAACGCGTCTCGGCTGAACTGGCGGCGGCCTCGGCCGCGCCTGGCGGGTCGCTCGCCGGCGCGAGCGCGTACGAGCTGATGCTTGCGAAGCTGGCGACCGATCGTCGGCGACTGAAGGCGATCCAATCGATCGAACGCAAGATCGACGTGAAGCGCGCCGAGCTGCTGCCCGAGTACGTTGAGTACGTCGCGGGCGCACTGCGCGGCGGGCGGGGCGCACAGGACGACGTGCTTACGACCGTCATGATCTGGCGCATCGACGCGGGCGACTTCGCCGGCGCACTCGATATCGCCCGGTATGCACTCGCGCACCGCATGACGCTGCCTGACCAGTACGACCGGCCGCTTGCAACTGCGATCGCCGAAGAATTCGCACAGGCTGCACTGGCGGCGTTCAAGCTCGGTGAGACGTTCGACGCGAGCCAGCTCGCCGAAGTGATGACGCTGACCGAATCGGCCGATATGCACGATCAGGTACGCGCCAAGCTGCATAAGGCGCTTGGTAAAGCGCTGCAGGAGTCCGACAGCATGTCGGCCCTAGATCACCTACGCCGCGCGTTGCAGCTCGACGAACGCGCTGGCGTGAAACAGGACATTGCCCGGCTCGAAGCCGAATCGGGCAATGCGGCCGGCACCAAAGCCGGCCGCAAGTAAGGAGCCCCCCCGGCATGGCGGCGCCGGCTGACGAAACGCAGCACCTGACGGAAACGCGTTTCCGACGCCGGCCCACCGCCATCATTTTCTGAGCCATGTCCCATGAGTAGCTTTCTCGCGACCGCCGAACCGACCACGCCCCAGACACCTGGCTCGCCGGCCAATGCCGCGATCGTCACAAACGATGGCTGGTTTCCCGACATCGACATGAACGCCTTACGCGCCTCGATGCGGCTCGACGGCACCGCGACGCACGAGCGCTTGCGCGACGCCACGATCGATGCGATCACGAGCGTCAATGCGGAGCTGGGCACATGGCAAGCCAACCACATCGCGGCAGGTTACGCCGATCTGGCCGCCGTGCCGGCACCGCGGATCGGCGGCGAAAGTGTGCAACTCGCGCGCTATCGCCGGGCCGTGTTCAATCTCGCACACGCTGACCTTACCGAACGGTATCGCGACTTCGATTCGACGAAATCGGGTGGCCAGAAAGCCGAAGACCTCGAAATGACGATCTGCGAAGCCCGGCGAAACATCCGTTGGGCGCTGAGTGATATGCGCGGTTTGCCGCGCTCGACGATCGAGCTGATCTGATGGAAGTGAAAACACTCCAGGGCGATACCGTCGATCTGCTTTGCTGGCGTCACTACGGCCGCACCGATGGAACTGTTGAGGCAGTACTGGAAGCGAATGCAGGCCTCGCCGATATGGGCCTCGTGTTGCCAATGGACACGGTCGTCTATCTGCCGGCGATCGACACCGTCGAAAGCACCGCGCCACTTGTGCAACTGTTTGACTGAATGGAGCCGCCATGGCTGAACCGAACACCACCACCGCTGCAGCGCTATCGGCTGCGATCGGCCTCGCAGGCCTCGCGCCTGGCATCGACGGTAATGCACTGATCGGCGCTTTCACCGGCGCGGCTCTCGTCGTTGTCACATCGAAAGATATCGGCGTAGCGAAACGTATCGCGTACATGCTGATTTCCCTCGTCATGGGCTATCTCGCTGCGTCCGAAATCGTCAATGCGACGCCGATCCGGTCAACCGGCGTGGCTGCGTTCTTCGCGGCCGCGCTCGTGATTACCGTCACGCTTCAACTGATCGAGCGGGTCAAAACGGTGGATCTGTTCGGCTTTCTCAAGAAAGGGGAGTGACATGCACATCTCTTTCGCACTGATCGCACTGGCGGCGCACATTGCGGCGCTCGTGCGCGTGCTGACCTACCGGAAGAACGGCGCACGGCACCGGCACCGCGTCTCATGGGTTGCGTGGGCGCTGGTGGCTGTATCGGGCGGCTCGGCGATCGAGCTGACCCTACACGCGGCCGAAGTCGGTTTTTTCGAAGCTGGCACCGCTGTGCTGCTGGCGCTGTTCGTGTTTGGCGCGCGTGGGAACGTCGCGCGGCTTCTGCGGAGTGACGAACTATGAAAACGCATCGCCTCGGCGACATTGGCGCGGACGTTGGACTGCTGCAAAGTCGCCTGATCCGGGCCGGCTACAAACTCACCGTAACGCACGTCTACGACGAAGTGACCGAAGCAGCAGTGATCGCGCTACAGACGAAAACAGGACTCATCGACGATGGCATCGCAGGCCCGAAAACGCTGGCTGCGCTCGCGACCGGCCGGCGCGATCCTAAACACCTGTCCATCGCCGATCTGGTCGCCGCCGCTGACAAACTCGGCGTGCCGCTCGCAAGCGTGCGCGCAGTCAATGAGGTGGAGTCAACTGGATCAGGCTTTCTGCTCGACGGCCGCCCGAAAATCCTGTTTGAACGTCACATTTTCTGGAAGCGCCTGCAGGCGCGCGGCATCGACCCGGCACTGATCGCGGCAAAGTATCCGAATATCTGCTCGCAGACGCGCGGCGGCTATATGGGCAACGCGGCCGAATACACCCGCCTTGCAACAGCCGAGCTGATCGACCCTGCTGCGGCCTATGAGTCGGCGAGCTGGGGCGCGTTCCAGGTGATGGGTTATCACTGGCAACGGCTCGGCTATTCGTGCGTCGATGAGTTCGTTGCACGCATGGAGAACAGCGAGGCCGACCAGCTCGACGCGTTCGTACGCTATGTGGCGGCCGATGCGGGCTTGCTGGCCGCGCTCAAGGCCAGGAAGTGGGCGGCGTTCGCCAAGGGCTACAACGGCCCGGATTACGCCAGCAACCTGTACGACGCGAAGCTCGCGCAGGCGTGGCTCAAGTACGCCGACACCGACAGGGCGGCGGCATGAATGCGATCGCCGCGAAGTGCTTCGCCGGTTTTATCGCGCTGCTGCTGATCGTCGCCGGCGTGCTGTACGTGCGCGAGCTGCGCGCCGTGCTGGCCGACACCGCGCACCAGCTCGACGACGCGAAACAGGGCATCGCGAACCGTGATGGCGTTATCAAGCGCCTGCAGCAAGACGCCGCCGACAAGGCGAAGCAACAGCAACAGCTCGACACTTCGACCAACAAGGTTGAGGTCACCACGGCCGCACGTCGTCAGGAAATCAGGAGAGTAATCAGTGAAAATCCAATCGTACGCACCTGGGCCGATACTCCTTTGCCTGGCGACGTTGCCCGCTTGCAGTCAAGCCCCGCTTTCACCAGCGCCGACGATTACAGTTCTGCAATGCCAGCGAGTGACGCCGTGCGTGCTGCCGACAATGGCTCCGAAAACTAATGGCGAGCTGGACGCCGCATTCACGAGCGCGAAAGACGCATGGGCCAAGTGTGCGGCCAAGGTTGACATGATCGTGACATGCCAGGAAAAAACCCAGCCGAACCTCGACAGGCATGATTAAGCCCGCAAGCTTACGCGCGGCACTCGTTGCGGCGATTCCCTCTCTCAAGGTCAACCCTGACGCGCTAACCGTCTTTATCGATCGCGGCTCGATCGCGGCCACCGGCGCACACTCGCTGTCGTTTGAATATCGATACGTGTGCAATGCGCTCCTGCTCGACTTCGCCGGTGAAGCGGACGATGTTTTTATCGCGCTCGTCGCCTGGGTTCGTGAGAATCAGCCAGACCTCGTGACAAACCTCGACGAACGCGCAAAGGGCATCACGTACGAAATCGACATACTGAACAATGCGACGGTCGATATCTCGATCAAGCTGACACTGACAGAGAGTGTCGTCGTGTCGGTCGATCCGGACGGCAAGCGCACCGTGACGCACGTCAACGATGCCGCCGAAGAATGGGTGGCTACCTGATGGACGAACTGCACGCCGTTGAGAAATTTCTAGGCGGCCTGCTCGGCAAGCTCGAACCGGCCTCACGGCGGGCCGCGATGCGCGACATTGCGCTCGAGCTGCGCCGCAGCCAACAGGCGCGCATCGCTTCGCAGAAGAACCCGGACGGCAGCGCGTACGACGCGCGCAAGCCGCGCCGGAAGCCGGACGGCAAACTGCGCGACAAGCGCGGCCGCATCAAACGTGCCGCGATGTTTGCGAAGCTGCGCACGGCCCGCTATCTCAAGACCGAGGCAGATTCGAACGGACTCGCGCTCGGCTTCGCCGGCCGCATCGCGCGCGTGGCGCGGGTCCACCAGTACGGGTTGCGTGACCGCGTCTCACCGAAGGGCGTCGAATACCAATACCCGGTTCGCTCCATACTTGGTCTCGCGATTACAGACCGTGAGTTGATACGCGACAAATTGCTGAAGCACATCACAAAATAGGACGCGCTTCAGCACTTTCCGCGATTGCCATTCTGGTATCGGTACATTCGAGCAAGTTGGGCCACTATAAAACTTTGACGTGCACGTTGTCAGAGTTCCGGTCAACTTCACCATAACCGTTGATACCGCCGAACAGATTGGAACTCTCAGTGTGGTAGAAGATGGTTACGCTTGCGAGCCCTAGCGCAAGATAGTACGTGTTGAACTCTTTGATTGCCTGTCGGCAGCCGACACAAGGTCCGTAGTGAGTCAGGATGAAGAGCCGCTGATTGGTCAAGGCGAGATTGTGATATAGCCTATCCTGGATTTCACATTCCAGATCGTACAAGACTTTCAGCTCGGCATCGCCTCTACGTCGGGAATCAACTCCTTGCAGCTGATACACCCAATTCGGGATAGTGCCACCCGCACCATTGCTGTAGATGCCGCTAGTGTAAAGAATCCCGTTGTTAGCATCGCAGAGGCAGCCTACCGCCTTCATGCCCGAGTGCCCGAGTAATGTATGGCGTAGATGCGCGTACGAAGTGTGTTCCCATCCGCTAAATGGCCGGTAATTGACTGTTGTCGCCACGTCCTTCTCCTTTCCTTGGTTACGGGTTGTTCTCACCTCAGTTAATAGATTCCAGTCGCTGTACTTCCTGCGCCAGCTAAACGCACCGCGACGGACCTTCGACACGTTCATCCCTCTGACAAGGTAGATTCCGTTCTAAGAAACGGTGCAGATCTTCATGTCCACAGGATCAAAACCTAGAGTACGTGCGTTTCCCTAGCGTTTCCCAGCTCGCTGCTATCCGCGACAGACGACAACCCGCTTGCCGCCCGCAGGTAGGCATGCCAGATGAGTCACGTTTTTGCCGGCAGCGGGCCTGTTTGGTCCAATGAGCGGCGCAGCCATCGGGTGTTTTTCCCGGAGTCAAGTGCTGGAAAGCTGGCCTTGTTTGGGACTTCTTGTACTGAAACCCGTTACATACCCCACGACTCGCATCGCGCGCGTGTGATCGGCAACATGTCCGGATGGACGCTAACGAAATCCGCCGACTCATCATCAACCTGATCCGCAAGGGGTCAGTGATGAAAGTTGACCTCACCAGCAAACCGCCCACGTGCCGCGTGTCGGTCGGCGACCCCAACGATCCGGACGGCGAAGGCCTGCAGACGAACTGGCTGCCGTTTCTGTCGCTGCGCGCCGGTAAAACCCGCGAATGGAATCCGCCGACCGAAGGCGAGCAGGTTGTTCTGTTCTGCCCGATGGGCGATCCGGCGCAAGGCGTCGTTCTTTCCGGCCTGTCATCGGACGATTACCCGGCCCCTAGCGATAGCCCAGACAAGCATTTGCGCGCCTATCCCGATGGCGCGACGGTCGAGTACGACCATGCATCTCACTCGCTCAAAGCCGATCTGCCAGCCGGCGCGACTGTCCTGATCGTCGCACCCGGCTCCGTCAACGTGCAAACCCAGACCGCGACCGTGAAAGCCGACGACGTGACGCTCGACGCGAAACAAACAACCGTCACGGGAGACCTGCTTGTTAAAGGCGCGTTCGTTTTCGAAAGCGGCATGAGCGGCAAGGCCGGCGCAAATGGCGGCCCTGCCGCGATCATCGCCGGCACTGTCGCCGTGAGCGATGACGTGATTGCCGGCGGCAAGAGTGGGGCACATCACTCGCACATGGAACAGGGCGACGGCAAGCCCGTCAGCGAGCCGATATGAAAGGCATGAACGCCACCACCGGCCGCGCAATCGCCGACCTCGATCACCTGTATCAGTCCGTCGGCAGGATCATCGGGACGCCGCTTGCCACGTGTGTCAAACGCCGCACGTTCGGCTCCGACCTTTTTTCGTACGTCGATGCAGCGAACAACGGCGCAACACGCACGCGCCTCTATGCCGCGATCGCCACGGCCCTGATGTTGTGGGAACCACGCATCACGCTTACGCGAGTCCAGCTCGTCGTCGACGAATCGGCGATGGACGGCGGAACGTTCATCGATATCGAGGGCTTCACGACCGAATCCGGCGATGCCGTTCGCACGCGTGCGCCGCTCAATTTTGGAAACGTCACATGACCACATCGGCACTAATCGACCTTGCGAGCCTGCCGATTCCCGACGCGCTCGAAATGCTCGACTTCGAAACGATCTATGCGACGCGAAAGGCCAGCATGATTGCGCTATGGCCGGCTGAAGAGCAAGCCGAGATTGCCGCAACGCTTGAACTTGAATCTGAACCGCTCGCGCGGCTGCTGCAGGAAAACAGCTACCGCGAACTGGTATGGCGTCAACGCATCAACGATGCAATCCGCGCCGTCATGCTGGCGTTTGCAAAGGGTAACGACCTCGAACATCGCGCGGCGCTGTTTAACCTGAAACGCCTGGTTATCACGCCTGCCGATCCAGCCAATAACATCGCCGAAGTTGACGAAGCCGACGACGACTTGCGCGAGCGTATCCAGCTCGCCCCGCAAGGCTTTAGCGTCGCCGGCCCGAGCGCCGCCTACGTGTCGAAGGCGCGCGCGGCTGATGCTCGCGTTCTCGACGCCAGAAGCTCACGCCCGGTTCCGGGCGACGTGCTTGTGACAGTCCTCTCACGTGAAGGCGACGGCACGGCCAGCCGGGAACTGCTCGATATTGTCGAAGCTGCATTGAGTGCAGAGGATCAACGTCCGCTCAATGACACGGTCACCGCGGCGTCGGCCGAGATCATCCGCTACCGGATTCGTGCGAAGGGTTACACGCGCTCGGCCGTTGGCGCAGACGTGCTTATCGCGCAGGCCAACAGGAACACACAGGCTTACACAGTCAACTGTCACCGCCTTGGGCTTGGCATTGCTGAATCAGCAATCAAGGGCGTTTGCCAGGCTGCAGGCCTGTCGAAAACAGAGCTACTGGAACCGGCGGGTGACCTTGCTATCGGCCCCACACAGGCCTCGTATTGCGAAGGCGTCGAGATCGAATGGGGTGGCGTCTATGAATAGGCTCCTGCCGCCCAATGCGACCACGCTCGAAAAGCGCACCGCGGCCGCGTTGGCTGTCGTCGACGAAATTCCGATTCTGATCCGCGATTACTGGAACCCTGACAAATGCCCGTCCGAACTGCTGCCGTATCTGGCGGCCGAGGTTTCGGTGGATGGCTGGGAGCTGGCCGAGTCCGATGACGCACGCCGCGCGCTTATCAAGGCCGCGATCCCGCTGCACCAGAAGCGCGGCACACCCTGGGCGATCCGTGAGGTTATCCGTCGGCTTGGATTCGGTGAAGTGGATCTGATTGAAGGGCGTAACGTGCGCCGGCGTGACGGCACGGCGCTCTATAACGGCGATTGGGTCCACGGCCGCGATCGTGGCGAGTGGGCGCAATACATCGTTCGCCTCACACAGCCAATTACCCGTGACCAGGCAGACAACCTGAAAGCCGTTCTCGACCGGTATGCGCCGCAGCGCTCGGAACTTTACAAGCTCGACTACACGGCCGCACCGCTTCGCCGGAACGGTGCCGGCCGCTACGACGGTCAATACAACAGAGGGAGTATCAACGCATGACGAACCTTGTCGAAACCGAACAGTGGGAAGAAGGTATCCGGCAGTTCGAAACGTCTGACCCTGTCGTGGGCGGCCCTGATGGCATAGACAATATCCCGCCGCGCCAGCTCGCAAACCGCACGAAATTCCTGCGCGCCCGACTGCAGGACGGTGGCGCAACTTATGCGCCCGACACCGGCACGAAGAACAACATCGTCGTCAACCTGACGCCGGCTGTCGCCCAGCTCGTCGAAGGCATGGAAGTGAGTTTCGTTGTCGGTGTTACCAACGACGACGCATGTACGCTCACACCGAATGGGGCGGCCAAGGGCGGCATCGCGCGGTTACCGCTTTATGGTGGCGACAATGCGAATCTGTCGGCGAACGATCTGCCGGCGGGCGCGCAGGTTCGCGCGCGCTTCACGAAGGTTCTGAACGTCGCCGCCGGCGGCGCTTGGGTAATCCAGTCCATTACCGGCGGTATGGCGCGCGTGGTGACCCCGCCTGCCGGCGACATGTCCACGCGGGCCGCGAACATGGCCGCGCTGTTCCAGGCGACGGACGGCCGGCAACCGGTAGACGTCGCCGGCGGCGCTGCCACAAAGCTGACTGCCGACCAGTACGGCGCCGCGATGCTATCGCTTACCGGCGTGCTGACGGCATCGAAGGATTTACTTTTCCCGGCTCAATCAGGCCAGTGGATCATCGAAAACAACGCGACCGGCAATTTCAACATCACGGCCAGGGTCGCCGGCGGTGGCGCTGGCGTAGTGCTGCCTATTGGTTCGCCTGTGATCGTCTGCAGTGATGGTGCGACGATGAAGTTTGCGAGCGCCGGCGGCCAGGCCGGATTTACCGGGATGCCTGTTACCGGAAAGGCCGGCACCCGCCTGACCATTATCGGCGGCTATACGCCTGGCGCGTTGCTGATCGAGAAGAACGGCGCAATGCTCAAGCCGGGCACCGCAGCATCGCCCGACTTCATCGCCACGGACGGTTTGAACGTCGATTTTGCCGTCCCGCTCGTCGCGGCCGATGACCTGATGATTTACGCATTCTCGACATTCAGCGTCGCGAATGCCGTGAAGAAATCGGGCGACAGCATGGGCGGCCCGCTCGCGCTGTATGACGGCTCCACGGCACCGACGCCGGCACCTGGCGACAACAGTCAGAAGGTCCTGAATACAGCCTGGTTCAAAGCCGAACAGGCTACCGAGACCAATCAGGGAACCGCCAAGGTAGCGACACAGGCGCAGACCAACACAGGAACCGACGACACGACGATTGTGACGCCGAAGAAGCTTCGGGCCGGGTTCTCGATTTCCTTGGCTGCTACTGGATTTCTCGCTTTCCCCACGTGGCTGGGCGGCCTGATTTTTCAGTGGGGAAAGATGAATACGGCAATCGGACCTCTAGGGGCTGCAAATCAGGCGCTACCGCTTACGTTCCCTAGCACCGTTTTGATTGCGTTGGGTTCCCCCATCCAGACCACTTCGTGGGGCGGAACAAATCCGAGCATCGGCATGACGGCGAGCAACAGCCAGATTACCGTCTGGAACAACAACACGACTGCCGTATCGCCGTACACATGGTGGCTCGCAATCGGTTACTAGGGAGGTAACAAAATAATGTCACTCGCATCCAATCTTGCACTACTCGCGCGCCTGTTGACGGCCGCCGCAAATGGGATCGTCAACGGCCCCACGCCGGCCGCCGGCGACAACACGAAGGCGTTCATCACTTCCGAATGGTTCAAGGCCGAACAGGCTTCTGAAGCCAATCAGGGAACGGCGAAAGTAGCCACGCAGGCAATTACGAACGCAGGCACTGACGACACCACGATAGTGACGCCCAAGAAGCTGCGCGCTGGATTCGCCTTTTCATTCGGCACCATCGGATACCTTGCTTTCCCGACATGGCTTGGCGGTCTGATTATCCAGTGGGGGTTTTACTCCCTGCCGCCGAGTGTCTACGCCGTCACTATCTCGCTGCCAATTGCGTTCCCGAACGCTTACATGATGGGTGTGATTTGCGATTCAGGGCAAAGCGCTTACCCGTTCGGGATGACAGCGGCAAGCAAGTCACAAATCAACCTTTATGTCACCACCGCCAAGGGCGCGAATGCGTCCGGGGCTAACTGGATCGCAATCGGAAATTAATCATGGGCCAAAAATACGCAGCATATGACGATACCCGGGCCATCACCGGCTTTTACGACTCATCCATTTGCCCCCCACCTAAAGGGCTCAAGACGATCGCGATTACTGACGAACAGCATGCGGCATTGCTGGCCGGTCAGTCTGCAGGGAAACGCATGGCGGTTGACGCGGACAACAAACCTGTCCTGCTCGACTCCCGGCCGCCTACCGACGCGCAGCTCGATCCTGTGAAGCGTGGCGAGCGAGATGCAGCACTAAAAGCGAGTGACTGGTTCGCCGCTCGTCACCAGGACGAACTATTGATCGGCAAAGGCACATCGCTCAATGCCGCCCAGCTCGACGAGTTGCTGATCTATCGCAAGGCCTTGCGCGATCTGCCTGAGTCACCCGACTGGCCGAACGTCGAACTGCCGGTGGCACCTTCTTTCGTGACCGCGATCGCCTGATCGTTTTTCTATCTCTGCCTTCTTAAACTGGAGTCATCAATATGGCGCAAGACCAATATCATCACGGCGTAAGTGTCTACGAAATCAATCAGGGATCGCGTCCGATCCGTACGGTTTCGACGGCAGTACTTGGCCTTGTGTGTACGGCCGAAGATGCCGACGCCGAAACTTTCCCGCTCGATACGCCCGTCCTGCTGACGAATGTCATTGCCGCACTTGGCAAGGCCGGCACCAAGGGCACGCTTCGCAAGGCGCTGAACGCTATCGGCGCACAAACGAAGCCCTTCACGATCGTGGTGCGCGTTGCAGAAGGCAAGGACGCGGCCGAAACGTCAAGCAATGTGATTGGCACCGTCACGGCCGCCGGCAAGTACACCGGTATGAAAGCGCTGCTCACGTCTCAGGCGAAGTTCGGCATGAAGCCGCGCATCCTCGGCGCTCCGTTCCTCGACACGCAGGCCGTGACCACGGCACTCATTCCGATCGCGCAATCGCTCGGCGGCTTTATCTATTCGCATGCAAACGGCTGCAAGACGAAGGAGGAGGCGACCACCTACCGCAAACAGTTCGCCGCGCGTGAGCTGATGGTGATCTGGCCGAATTACCTCGCATGGGACGATACGACCAGCTCGACGGTCGAAGTCCCGGCCGTAGCCTATGCGATGGGTCTGCGCGCGAAGATCGATAACGAAATCGGCTGGCACAAGACGCTGTCGAATGTCGCCGTGAATGGCGTGACCGGTATCAGCGCTGACGTGTCGTGGGATTTGCAGGACCCGGCGACCGATGCGAACTACCTGAACGAACAGGAGGTAACGACCCTCATCAACGCTGACGGGTTCCGTTTCTGGGGTTCGCGTACCTGCTCGGATGAACCGAAGTTCAAGTTTGAGAACTACACGCGCACCGCGCAGGTTCTCAAGGATTCGATCGCACAGGCACAGATGACGGTCGTGGATGGCCCGCTGAATCCGTCGCTGATGCGCGACATTATCGAAAGCATCAACGGCAAATTCCGCAGCCTGATTTCGCTCGGCTACCTGATCGGCGGCACCTCGTGGTTCGACCCGGAACCGAACACGACCGACGAGCTGCAGGACGGTCACGCCTACGTCGATTACGACTACACGCCGGTTCCCCCGCTGGAAAACCTCACGTTGCGTCAGCGCATCACCGATCGCTATCTTGCCGACTTCGCCGCCCGCGTGAACGCGTAAGCACCGGCACAACCAGGAGAAAACAAACATGGGTATGCCTCGCAAACTCAAGGGCTTCAATCTGTTCCACAACGGCAACAACTTTCGCGGGCAGGTGTCCGAAGTCACGTTGCCGAAACTCACGCGAAAAATGGAGGATTACCAGGGCGGCGGCATGAGCGGCCCGATCAAGGTGGATTTCGGCCAGGAAGGGATTCAGATGGAGTGGACGTGCGGTGGCTTCATGGTGGACGTGCTGAAACAGTACGGCATCACCACGCACGACGGCGTGCAGCTCCGTTTTGCTGGCGGCTATCAGGCAGAGGATTCGACCGCGTACGACTCGATTGAAGTGGTCGTCAAGGGCCGTCACATGGAAATCGACCCCGGCACCGCGAAAACGAAGGATGACACCACGTTCAAGATTACGACCGTCGCGAGCTATTACAAGCTCACCGTGAACGGTGAGGACATCATCGAGATCGACTTTGTCAACATGGTCGAGAAGATCAATGGCACCGACCTGCTTGCTGCACTGCGTACCGCGATCGGCCTCTAACGCGGCCACCTTGCGGCCGCCGTGCGTCTGCCTGCCCGATGGTTCGGGCAGGCCTTTCTCTCTCATATCAAGGGCAACACCATGCAAACCGTAGACCAGGCACTGAACACGAACGACTTGACCGACACGAACGCGCCGGGGAGTGTCAACACGGACCCGAACACCTACACGCTCGATGAGCCGATCGTGCGCGGCAATCAGACGATCACGCAAGTCATGTTGCGCCGCCCGAAATCGGGCGAGCTGCGCGGCGTGACGCTGTCGGACCTCGTCAACCTCGACGTTACGGCACTCTCGCGCGTGCTGCCGCGTATCAGCTCGCCGACGCTCACCGAACAGGACGTGGCAAACCTCGACCCGGCTGATCTGGTGCAATTGGGGGGCATCTTTTCCGGTTTTTTAATGACGAAGGCAATCGCCTCGAAAGTGGCATCCCTGACCGCGTAGAGGATCCGATGGCCGATATCGCCACCGTGTTCGGTGGCTGGACGCCGGCAGTGATGGACGAGTTCTATCTGGACGAGTTAATGGAATGGCGTGAACGTGCGCGCCGACGAAGCGGAAGCGAATAACGATGGATAACGCCCTGAAACTTCGCGTCATGTTCGACATGATCGATAACATGACGAAGCCCCTTAAAACCATGCTGGCGGGTCATAAGGGGCTTGCCAACTCGCTTAAGGACACCCGGCGCGAGCTGGCCGAAATGGGCAAGGCACAGAAGGCCGTCGCCTCATTCCGCGAAATGCGTGCCGGCCTCGACGCCACCGGCACGCAGCTCGCCACCGCGCGCGGCAACGTCAAGAAACTGGCCGACTCGCTGCGCACGATGGGGCCGCCCTCGCAAAAGATGATTGCCGACCTGCAGGGCGCACGCGAAGCGGCGCGCGCCGTATCGCAGCAACACAAGGCACAAACGCAGGCGCTGAACGAGCTGCGCACAAAGCTCGAAACGGCCGGCATCAATACCCGCAACCTCTCACAGCACGAGCGCAACCTACGCGCGAATATAGCCTCCACCACGGCCGCCATGAACGCACAGGCCGCAAAGCTCGAGCAAATCAGCGAGCGCGAGCGGCGTGTCGCCACCGCGCGCAAGAGCATGCAGGGTATGCAGGGCGTCGCTGCCGGCATGGCTGTAGGCGGCTATGCGGCACGATCGACCGGCATGCACATAATCGGCGATCTGCGCGAGACGCTTGACGAATCGAAGAAGGCCGAAAATGAGGTGATGCGTATCAAGGCGCTAGGCTTGGGCGATCACGCAGCGGCAGACGCGGTCAAATACGCCGAAGCCATGAAGGTGTACGGCACCAGCACGACCGATAACCTCACCATGATGCGCGATTCGCTATCGATTTTTGCGGACGAGCATCATGCGCAAATGGTGATGCCGACGCTCGCAAAAATGAAGTTCGCCAATGAATCCATGTTTGGTGCGGAGGATGCGCACGCGAACGAAGAAAAGTTCATGAACATGCTGAAGGTGATCGAGCTGCGCGGCGGCACGAAGAACGAAGCCACGTTCAAGGACGAAGCGAACATGGTTCAAAAAGTTCTCACGGCCACCGGCGGCCGTGTGGGCGGCGACGAGTGGCGCAACTTCATCCAGACCGGCGGCGTCGCTGCCAAGCAGATGCGCAAAGACGCGTTCTATTACCAGATGGAGCCGTTGATTCAGGAAATGGGCGGGCATGCTGTCGGCACCGGACTTATGTCCGCATACAGCAACGTCTACCAGGGTAAAACCACGGTCAAAGCGGCCAAGGTCATGATGGGCCTCGATCTGCTCGATAAGAACAAGGTCGAATACAACAAGATCGGCATGATCAAACAGATCCGGCCGGGCGCGCTTGCCCGCGGCGACATGCTCAAGGCCTCGCCGCTTGAATGGCTCGAAAAGGTTCTCTTGCCGAAGCTGGCCGCGAAGGGCATCACCGACCCGGACAAGGTCAAGGACATGATTGCGACGATTTTCACGAATCGCACTGCCGCGAATCTGTTCACGACCATGTATATGCAGAAGGACCAGATTCACAAAAACGAAAAACTCAACGCTGGCGCCGATGGCATCGACCAGCTCAACGAGAAAGGACAACAGACGACGCGGGGCAAGGAGATACAGCAACTCGCCCGGCTGCGCGACCTGAAACGGGAGATCGGGAAGACCGTAACGCCTATCTATAACGCCGCGCTACAGGCGACCGCGGTCGCTACGGATAAGGTCGTCCGCTTCATGCGCGAACACAGCACCGCCGCGAAAGCGATAATCGTCCCGCTCGCCGCGCTGGCGGCCGTCCTCGTTGTGGCCGGCACCCTGACGATCGCGCTCGCCGGCGTGCTCGGCCCGATGGCGATTCTCAAATTCAGTATGACGACGCTCGGCATGCAGGGCGGCATTCTGGCTCGTGCGCTCGGCATGGGCGCGAGCGCTTTCCGTATGCTCGGCTCGGCGATCATGTTTGTCGGTCGCATGATGCTGATGAACCCGATCGGCCTCGCGATCTCAGGCATCGCGCTCGCCGCGTTCCTGATCTATCAATATTGGGAGCCGATCAAGGGGTTTTTCGGCGAGCTATGGGAAAACGTGCGCGGCGTGTTTGCCGGCGGTATTGGCTCGATCAGCGCATTTATCCTTAACTGGTCACCCCTTGGCCTGTTCTACCAGGCATTCGCAGGCGTGCTGTCGTGGTTTGGAATCGACATGCCGGCGAAGTTTGCGGAATTCGGTGCAAACATTCTTTCCGGCCTTGTGAGCGGCATTACATCCGGCCTCGGCGCGGTTAAAGACGCGATCGTGAATGTCGCAGACTCTACCGTTGGATGGTTCAAGGAAAAGCTAGGCATCCATAGCCCGAGTCGCGTTTTCGGCGAGCTGGGCGGATTCGTGAGCCAGGGCGCGGCGATCGGCATGGAGAACGAACAGGGCAGGGTAGCCAGGGCAGCGATCGGCCTCGCAGCAGTCGCGGCAACCTCGTTCGCAAATGGGGCCGCTACGCCGCTCGTACGCCCGAGTGTGCCATTCGATACCCGCCCACCTCTCACAGCGGCACCAGCGGGCGGAAATGCGGCCGGCGCTGCAGGCCAGACGATCATCAACATCTATCCGCAGAAGGGCGACGACCCGGCCGCGATCGCGCGAGCGGTTGAGGCGGCACTGGATCGCCGCGATCGCGCGAAGCAATCGCGCATCGGCTCGCGCCTGTCTGATAAGGAGTAATCCGACATGATGCTGTCACTCGACCATTTCGTTTTCAGCCTCACGACTGCCCCGTACAAGGAGCTGCAGCGTCAGCGCAACTGGAAGCACGCCACCAGCTCACGCGTCGGCGCGCGCGCCGCAAGCCAGTACGTGGCCCCTGGCGATGACACGATCACGCTTGCCGGCATGGTCGCGGCCGATAACAAGATCGGCACGCGCGCTTCGCTCGACGATCTGGCCAAGATGGGCGATGTAGGCGACGCCTATGTACTGGTCGATGGGATGGGGACGGTATTCGGTGCGTTCATCATCGACGGACTGAACGAAACGGCGACCTATCACACGTCCGAAGGCATCCCCCGCAAGATCGAATTCAACCTGACATTGAAACGTGTCGCCGATGAGACACTGGCGGCACAGCAGGGCGACGGAAAGAAAACAGAGGACGCGGCTGCGAGCCGGCTGAACGATATCAAGGCCGTTTCCAGGGTGGCATCCGATGCGGTGGACCGGGTTAAGAGCCTGTCGCTTAACAGCATCAAGGCCGGCGCAATCACGGTCGCCGCGACGATGGCACCCGGCGCAGCAGAAGCCGCGATCAAGGGGCTATCTACAGGGAACGGCGCAGCGCTCGACAAGGCGCTCGGCGCGGCTAAGGATATTTCATCGGGCAATGGCGAAGCGATCGCCGGAATCGTTTCCTACATCCTCGAAAAGACGAGCGGCACATGACAGAACAGACTCCCGCGATCGCACGCCGGCAACCACAGTCCGATTACAGAATCACGCTCGACGGCCGCGATCTTTCCCGCCTGATCGCCCCTAGCCTCATTAGTCTGTCGCTCAGGGAATCACGCAGCGACGAAGCCGATACGATCGACCTCGTCATCGACGACTCTAAAAACACGTTCGCCATTCCGAAACGCGGCGCAAACATCAAGGTAGCGATCGGATGGGTCGGTGAGCCGCTTGTCGAAAAAGGGACGTTTTCCGTCGACGAAGTCGAGCATAGCGGCACGCCTGATATTCTGACGATCCGCGCGCGGTCGGCGTCGATGACAAACCAGATGCACGAGCGGCGCGAACAGAGCTGGCACGGGCTGACTATCGGCTCGATCGTGCGCGCCATTGCCGGCCGCCACTCGCTCAAAGCTGCGGTTTCCGATGTGCTCGCCAGGATCGTGATCGCGCACATCGACCAGACGCACGAAAGCGACATGTCTTTTCTGACACGGCTCGCGAAGCGTTACGACGCCGTGATGAACGTCAAGGATTTAAACCTGCTGTTCATGCCCATAGGTAGCGGCAAGACGGCGAGCGGCAAAGCGCTGAGTGTGTTGAATCTCACGCGTGCTGACGGCGACTCACACCGCTATCACGTCGCGCAGCGTGAGAGCTATTCGGCCGTTCGGGCGCACTACCACTCAAACACGAAGGGAAAGCGCAAGTCCGTCATCGTCGGTGGCGACAACAATAAGAACGTGAAAGTACTGCCGGAGGACTATGCGACCGAAGCCGAAGCGCGGGCGGCCGCCCAGGCCGAGTTTGCGCGCACGCAGCGCAGTCAGGCGACGTTCTCTTACCAGCTAGCCCTTGGTCGGCCGGAGATTTTCCCGGAGCTGCCTGTGACCGTCGCCGGATTCAAACCGGAAATCAACGAGACGCCCTGGCTGGTGAAACAGGCAACGCACACGCTCAACGGCGATGGCGGCCTGACCACGTCACTCGAAATGGAAGTGCGCGACGACCCGACGACCGACCGGCACCGCTCCCACTTCCGTAAGGGCGGTTAGCACATCCTCTGGTAAATTAACGGTCATAAAATAGCCAATCGGGACCGTTTATGCCTGTTACATGCACCTTTCGGCTAAGCGCCAAACCGACGATTATCAAGGGCATTCACCGCGGCCGGTTCCGTTTGCACCCGACCGGGCCGCAAGGATTGAGCGAGGAGTGCATCACGCTCACCAGCCCACGTCGTTTTGCGCAGTTTGCGGCGGACCTGAGGAAGCAGGGAGCTACCTGGCCGGTCCCTGGTAGCTCACTTGAAGCGTACGGCTGGGTGAACGTGCAATGA